CTCTCCCCGAGGGATTCCACGATGACTCGGTGGTACTGAACATCGTTAAATGAAACTTTTTTCACAGCATTGAATACCCTTGCACGGAGGTGAGACATGGCTTTGAAGCTCGTCACCGACGAAACTCCGTCGCCACGTCGTCGGGTGAGGTCCGAGAAGATCAAGACGGCCTACAAGTCCGGCGACAAGCTGCGCATCCTGGACGCCATGTTCCAGACGGCAGCCTCCATCGCCGAGGATCCCGATCAGGCTGCCCGCGACCGCACGGCAGCACTGAAGTCCCTGGAGTCCCTGCTGGACAAGGCCGAGAAGGCCGGTGCGCTGGCGGGCGCCACTGCCCCGGTGACCCCGCAGGTCTCGAAGGTCCGCAAGGCGGTAGGCGCCGAAGGCTGGACGGGTGTCTGAACCCCACCTGTCCTCGATAGCTAAACACCTCGTCTACCCTGACGGGATTGCCTCGACGGCATGGCCGATGGCCCGCCAGGTGTGCGAGCAGGCCGGTATGGGCTTCGACCGCTGGCAGGATGATCTGGCTCGCCTCATCCTCGCCCAGGACACCAATGGCGAGTTCGTCAACAAGGTGGATGGCGTGGAGGTGTCGATCCCTCGTCAGGTGGGCAAAACCTACACGGTAGGCGCTCTGGTGTTCGGTCTGGCTGCGGTGATCGCCGACGGCATGATGATCTGGACTGCCCACCACACTCGCACCTCGGATGAGACGTTCCTGGCGTTGCAGAACCTTGCCAACCGGCCGGGCCTGTCGCAGCACGTGTCGAAGGTGCGCGCCGGCAACGGCAAGCAGGCCTTGGAGTTCACGTCTGGGTCGCGCATCCTGTTCGGTGCCCGCGAGGCCGGGTTCGGTCGCGGTATTCCCGGCGTGGATCTGATCGTGTTCGATGAGGCTCAGATTCTGTCGCAGAAGGCCCTGGATGGCATGGTGCCCACCTTGAACACGTCCGATCTGGGGCTGGCCATCCGTATCGGCACCCCGCCGCGCCCCACCGACCCTGCCGAGGCGTTCATCGAGTTCCGTCGGTCTGCGTTGAAGGGCGACATGGTGGGTGGCACCTATGTTGAGATTGGCGCCCCCGACGATGCCGACCTGTCGGACCGGAAGGTGTGGGCCAGGGCGAATCCGTCGTTTCCCCGCCGCACCTCAGAGGCGGCCATTTTGCGTATGCGCCGCCAGCTGGGTGAGGAGTCGTTCCGCCGAGAGGGCATGGGAATCTGGGACTCCGACACGGTTTCGACCGCCATCGACCGTCAGGCATGGATGGACGCGACGATAGACCGGGCCGGTGATGGACCGCGCTGCTGGGCAGTGAAGTTCTCCGCAGACGGTGCAGCCGTCGGGCTGGGTGTTGCCGTCAAGCAGGACGCCAAACTGATCGTTGTCGATGGTGTGCGTCAGGCTTCGACCGGAGAGGGCACCGGTTGGCTGGTGGACTTCCTCACCGATCCAGACCGGCTCGCCAACACATCTCAGATCGTCGTGGATGGCAAGTCGGGTTCGGCGTGGCTGGTGGACCAGCTGCGTTCCGCGAAGGTTCCCGCCCGCGTCATCTGGACCCCGTCAGTGGACCAGGTGACAGCAGCCCATGCGGGCCTGCTTGCCGGCCTGCGCGACGGCACGCTGCGACATGTGGACAATGAACTCTTAGACCAGCAGGCAACAACGGTGACACGCCGCAAGATCGGCACCCGTGGAGGGTTCGGCTGGGCGGCACCGCCCGGGTCGGATGCGAGCCTGCTGGATGCAGTGACGTTGGCCCATTGGGGTGCTGCGACAACGAAGCGGCGTCCCGGTCATCGAGGAGGGGTGACGATCCTGTGATGTTCTCCAGTACACCCGTGGTGGCTGGCCTGTCTGACGACGAGCAGCGCACCCTGTCCGGCTTGTGGGCCACGTTGGCACGCACGACACCGAAGAATCTCCTGCTCGACACCTACTATGCAGGGCACCGTGCCCTGCAGGACTTGGGCATCTCGGTTCCCCCTCAGATGGCACGCACTCGTGCCGCCCTGGGATGGCCTGCCAAGGCGGTGCAGGCGCTGGCCCGCAAGCATGTCTGGGAGGGCTACACGCTGGATGGGCAGATCGACCCGTTCGACATCGGTGGCATCCTGCAGCGCAACGACTTCACCTTGACCCTGATACAGGCGATCACGGCCGCCTACAAGCATTCAGTGTCGTTCCTCACGGTTGCCCCGGGTGATGAGTCGGCAGGTGAGCCACCGGTGGTGGTGCGTGCCCGCGACGGCCTGTGGACGACCGCCCACTGGAATGCCCGCTCCGGCATGATCGACGCCGCCCTGGAGATCACCGACACCATCGAGCAGGACGCCGACATTCCTGGCTTGGTGACATCGGAGCCTTCCCGGTTCATCCTGCACACGCTGGATGCAACGATCATCGCCACCGCCGAGAAGCATGTGTGGTCCGTGGAGCGCCTTGACAACCCGTCGCGGCGGATCATGGTGGAGCCGCTGGTCTACTCCCCCGAGATCTCTAGGCCGTTCGGCCATTCTCGTATCTCCCGCGAGGTGCGCTATCTCACTGACGCCGCGGTGAGAACCCTTGTCAGGGCGGAGACCTCGGCTGAGTTCTTTGCTTCCCCGCAGCGCTACGTGCTGGGTGTCTCTGCCGATCAGATGGAGGCGATGCAGGACAGGTGGCGTGCTGTCACTGGTCGTGTCCTCGCCTTGTCTCCCAACGACGAGGGCGAGAATCCGACGGTTGGCCAGTTCACACAGATGTCGATGGAGCCGCATCTGAGCATGTATCGGCAGCTGGCCCAGAACTTTTGTGCAGCCACTGGTTTGCCTCAGTCGTCGGTGGGGCTGTTTGCCGACAATCCGGCATCAGCGGAGGCCATGCAGGCCGCCGAAGTGGCCCTTTCCGATGAGGCCGAGTACCAGTGGAGGGTGTTCAACGGTCCCCTGCTGCGCATCCTGCAGGATGTTCTCATAGTTGCGGAAGGCTTGGATGCCCCACCGGAGGAGTCGTGGAACGTCCACCTGTCGTGGACACCGGCACGCTATGTGTCTCCGCAGGCCTCCAGCGATTTCATCGTCAAGACGGTGTCGGCCCTGCCTAAGGTTGCCGGGACGACGGTGGCTCTGCAGCGCGCCGGGTTCACCACCTCAGAGATCGAGCAGATGCAGGCCGAATGGTCGCAGAATGGGCTGCTGAATCGCCTCGCCGATACCAATATCGATGAACGGTATTTGGCTCAGGCGGTTGCCTCCAGCCCGGAGCAGCCAGCAGAGGATGAACGGTAGTGGGTGTCATCACTCCAGCCGATGTTGCCAGGCAGCGCAAAGCCACCACCACCCTGTCTTGGCTTGCAGGCCGCGATCTGGCACGTGCCTGGAAGCTCATGGACCCCAGCCGTCCAGAGCAGACCAGGGACGATCTGATCGAGGTCGTGGATGCCCTGGGGGTTGATTACAGCCGACTGTCTGGCGTGGCTGCCGCGCAATGGTATGAGCAGATGCGCAGGAAATCCGGTGTGACGAAACCGTTCACGCCGCGCCCCGAGAAACCGGTCAACCGGGACCGGATCAGGGGAACCGTAAAATGGGCGGCCGGAAGCCTGTGGGGAAGCCACCCGGAGGAAACCGTCGCCACGCTCACGCAATCCTTGGACCGTTGGGTGCGCACCGGTGCGTCCGCAACGATCACCGGAAACGCTGCAGACGACAGGGCCTGCATCAGATATGCCCGGGTGCCGCAAGGCGCGAGGACATGCACGTTCTGTACCATGCTCGCTTCACGCGGCTGGGTGTATGCCAGCAAAGCCTCTGCCGGTGGTCTCACCAGGTATCACTCCGGCTGCGACTGCGCCATCGTCCCATCGTTTGGCAAGCGCGGGTCGACACCACAGCTGCAAGGCTACGACCCCGACGCCTACCTGGCCTTGTATGAGCAGGGTCGCGCCCGTGCAGGCAGCGGATCAGAGACAGACACTCTCGCCGCGATGCGCCGTGCCAATCCGGACCAATACACCGATGGTGTCCATGTCGACTGACACCTACTGAACCATCGTTCCAGTGGCCCACTAGTTTTCGACCAGCCCTTCACCGTGTGGTGCGAGGGCTGCTTGTCGTGCCCTGCCGCACGGCGGGGCCTCATTGCCGCATGGCACCCATCAACCCTTAGGAGGGGTGACGATCATGTCCGAAACCACCGAGACTGTCGAGACGCAGACTCAGGATGCTGCACCGCAGACCGACGAGTCCAAGCCTGCCGAGACCGACTGGAAGGCCGAGGCGCGCAAGTGGGAGTCACGGGCGAAGGCCAACCATGACGCCGCACGGCAGTTGGCCGAGTTGCAGGATGCCCAGCGCACCGATGCTGAGAAGCTGGCCGACGCCCAGGCCACGATCAAACGTTTCGAGGCTGCCGAGCAGCGGCGTAGCTGGGCAGACGAGGTGTCCTCCGACACCGGTGTTCCGGCGAACCTGCTCACAGGGGACACCTTGGAGGCCATGCGTTCCTCTGCTGAGGCGCTGACCACCTGGGCTGCCGAGGCCCGCAAGACGCACCCGGTGATCGATCACACTCGCACCCCCAACGCATCCGACACAACGTCCACGTTCATGCGCCAACTGTTTGGCCGGGACTGATTCGAAAGGGGACATATCATGTCCGTGTTCTCACTGTCCGACACAAAGCCGTTGCTGCCTCGCGAAATCGCAGCCGGCATGATCACTCAAGCCCAGCAGGGATCCGTCGTGTCCCGGCTGTCCGGATCCGACCCGATGCGCTTCGGAAACGTCGACTACCTGGTGTTCAACGACGTACCCAAGGCGGAGTTCGTCGAAGAGAACGGTGAAAAGTCGTCCACCAGCGGCTCCTTCACCTCCGTTACCGCCGTGCCCCACAAGGCACAGGTGACGATGCGGTTCTCCGAGGAAGTGAAGTGGGCCGACGAGGACTACCAGCTTGGTGTTCTGCAGACCCTTGCCGGTTCCGGCTCTACTGCCCTTGCTCGCGCCCTCGATTTTGGCGTCATCCACGCCATCAACCCGCTCACCGGCTCCAAGGTAGCTGGGTGGAGCAATTACATCGGGGCGTCCACCAATGCCGTGACCGCCGACGCCAAGACCGACGCCGACGACCAGTTCCGCAACGCCGTTGGCATGCTCATCAACCAAGACAAGCCCGTCACTGTGACCGGTGCCGCCTTGGATCCGGCGTTCTCCTGGGAACTGTCCAGCCTCAAGGTGAAGGACGGATCGGGCGCCACCTCCCAGCCGCGCTACCCGCAGCTGGGTTTTGGCACCGACATCACCTCGTTCATGGGGTTGCAGACCGCCCAGTCCAACTCGGTTTCTGGCCGCCCCGAGGCTCAGGACACCGGTGTGCGCGCCATCGTCGGTGACTGGACCAATGGTCTGCGCTGGGGTGTTCAGCGCAACATCCCCGTGACCCTCATCGACCGTGGTGACCCGGACGGCCAGGGTGATCTTGCCCGCAAGAACCAGATCGCGCTGCGTCTGGAGATCGTCTACGGCTGGTACGTGTTCACCGACAAGTTTGCGCTGGTGAAGGAAGCCGCCCCGAAGCCGTCTGGCAGCGGTTCCTGATCATGGCAGATATCCCGTTCGCCACCGTGTCTGATCTGGAGGCGCGGTGGCGTGGTTTGTCGGAGGCCGAGCAGGGCCGTGCCGCCGTGCTTCTGGGTGACGCCTCCGCCCTCATCCGGGACACGATTCCCGGCTGGGGGCAGGTGTCGGACCAGACGCTCCTGGCGATCTGCTGCGCCGTGGTGCGCCGTGCCATGAGTGTGGATGTCGATCTGCCCGATGGGGTGTCGAGCTTCAACGAGACCGCCGGGCCGTTCACTCAGCAGATGTCGTTTGCCAACCCGACCGGTGACCTGTTTCTCACTCGGGCCGAGAAAGCCCGGATGGGCGTTGGGGTGGCGACGGCGGCCTCCATTGACCTTGTGGAGCAGCCGTGATCGCCCGGCGCACCGTTACCCACAGCGCCAGCATCGACGACGACACACTCGATTTACACGGCAACCCGTTTCACGGGTGGGCTGCGCCGGAGGTTCGTAAGGTGTTCGGCTGGTATCAGTCGTCATCGTCAGAACCGTCGGAGCAGGGGGCGAATCGTGTTGCCACAACGCTTGTTGTGCTGTCGCCGTGGCCTGCTGCTGTCAAGGATCAGATAGCCATTGATGGTGTCACATATGAGGTTGTGGGCGAGTCTCAGGACTGGAATCACGGCCCGTTTGCTTTTGAGCCTGGATATCAGTTCTCGGTTCGGAGAATAGATGGCTAACGTCAGGGTAAAACTCAATCATGATGGTTTCCGCAAAATTCTTCGCAGCGCTGCTGTCGATCAGGTGACGCTTGATATGGCGGTGAGGGCCAGGGATGCCGCAAACGAGTGGGCGCGAGCCTATCCGAGGTCTGGCCGACATCCGGCGGACACAAAGGACCCGTTTGTGGTCGTCACTGAGCCTGGAGTGAACCGAGCGCGATACACGGTGCGCCCGAATACCGCGTTTGCGACATGGCTTGTCCAGCATGACCCGCATGGTTTCACGGCATGTCTCGAATCTGCTAGGAGGTGACATGAGCGACGATATCGACACGGTATGGGTGAAGGTTGTTGAGTCTGGCGAGGTTGTCGAGTTGGGACGCGCTGGCGCAAATTCGATGATTTCGTCCGGGTTTGCCGTTCCGGCGGATAAACCAACCCCCAAGAAGTCCGGCACGAAGAGCAATCATGGCTGACGTTGAGTCCGTCCTCGTGGCTGCACTGCCGGGCCTTGTTGGTGCCGCAGTGTCCACGGAACGTCCAGCCGGAATGGCTAATGCTGCCAAGATGGGGCATGTTCAGGTGAGGGCCTCAGGTGGGCCTGCGACACGATCGCATGTCATTGATGAGCGTCATGTGACATTGACGGCTATCGCCAGTGAATCGACTGATGCAGCTGCTTTGGCTGACAGGGTGAAACGTGAAGTGGACGGGATGGCTGGACGGGCTTTTCAGGGCACCTTCATCGTGGATGCGCAGTGCGCTTCTCCCGCCTGGTTTCCCGACGAGGATGGGCTACCCAGGTACTTCATGACGGCTACTATCACTATCCAGCTATAACACAACAGAATACGTTTTCATGGCGGCGGCACCCCCATGAAAGGAGCCATTATGGCTACCACTGGCAAGAACACCGCTGAAGTCCATGTTGGAGGACCTAAGCAGGCCGGTTATGCGTTCTACGCACCCCTCGGATCGAAGCGCCCCACCGATGGCGCAGCGGCCCTTGATGCGGCATATATTGATCTCGGCTATGTTGCCGATGACGGCATCGACGTTAAGCTCGATAATTCTACCGACAAGGTTCTTGATTGGAATCTTGACACCATTGCGGTCATCCAGAAGTCTAATTCGGCTTCCATTGAGGTGACGTTTGACCAGATGTCTGCTGCGGTCGGGAAGGCGTTGTTTGGTGCCGGGAATGTGAAGGTGGGCACGTCTGGTGCTGTCACCGCAATTTCGTACACCGGTGAGGTTCTTCCTCACGCCCAGTTTGCGTTCTGTCTCCATGACGCCAACGGTGATGGCGTTCTTGACATCGGTGACGGTCAGATCACCGGAATTGATTCGATTCCGTTCAAGAAGACTGAGGTTGTGTCCTTTAAGACCACGATTGAGTTGTTCAAGGACAGCGCCGGAAAGTTCTTCAACTGGTACCTCGGTGCCGCTTCGGCGTGACCCATATACTCCCCGTGTGGCGGGTTTATCGTGCCGCCGCGCCCGCCACGCGGGGCCATCTTTAATGGCGGCACTCAATGAAAGGCGACGGCATGTCAGAAGACAAGGTTGTAATCCGCGTCAAGGATCACGAGTACGAAATTGACCGGGTCGAGTTTGAAGACCCGCGCATGGATGTCCTCAAGGCGCTTTCGCAGGCCGAAGAGGAACATTATTCCGGACTCTTCAGCATTCCCAGGCTGCTCGGCGTGGATGATTCGCAGTGGCGCCAGTCCGACACGCTGGCGTTCATGGAGGCTTTCGCGGACAAGCTTAGCGAGGTGTCGGAGATGACCGTCCCGGAATCTGCTGGCTCCGGGACATCGTCTCGGAGCACCGCGAAGAAGTCGAATACGCGTGCATCCGGGCGGGTCTGAGACTGCGTGACGCAGAGGCGGGCCGGACACCGTGGCGGGACGTGTTTGTCGTCTGTCGCATGGCTGAGCCCGGCACGCCCCTCGCTGCCGCTCTTGACCCTCATTCCGCATGGGATGTGGCCACCATGCTGGCGGCGGTGCGCGTCGACCAGGCCAACGATCTGGTGTGGGCTCTCTCCGGCGGCAAGGGAGCACGACCGCGCCCCGTCCCCCGCCCCTGGGATGAGCCAGACAACCAGTCCTATCAGCATTTCGGAAACCCGATGACGCGCAGCGAGGTTGACGCCATGGCTGCCAGGTATCGCCCGAGGAGGACAGATGGCAACTGAGCTTGCCCAAGGTTATGTGTCACTGTCGGTCGGTTTTGACGGCAAGCCCGCCCGCCAGATTGAGGAATTTCTAGGCCAGGCACAGAAGGCTACGGGACGCGCTGGCCAGGAGATGGGCCGGGCGCTGTCGTCGGGCGTGGCGTCCGGAGTCGAGAAGGCTAAGGCCAACACGGCGTCTGCCCAAAAGGCGTTTGAGGCGACCGAGAAGGCCGCACAGAAGGCGTCTCAGTCCCAGGAAAATGCCGCCCGTCAGGTGCAGATTGCCGAAGCTAAAGCCGCTGAGGCTCGACAACGGTATGCGGCTGGGTCGTCGCAGGTACTGGTAGCCGAGGATCGGTTGGAGCGAGCGAAGCAGCGTGCCGCGAAGGCAGACCTGGACCTTGTTGCCGCTGAGAAGCGGCGTGGCGACGCATCGGACAAGGTCAAGGCTGCCGTTCAGGAGCAGGCCGCTGCCGAGAAGAAGTCTGCGACTGAGTCGGAGCGGTCTGCGGGGAAGATTCGGACGGTTTTCTCGAAGCTCGGCGCTAAACTTAGCAACCCATTTAGGGGGCTTCCTGCCGACGCCAGCGAGGCAGGCGGGAAGTCCGGCAAGAAGTTCACGGAGGGCTTCAAGTCGCACGGCCCGTCCTTCGGGGCGATGTTCAAGGCGTCGTTCCTCGGGAACGCCGCTTCCAGCGCCGTCACGTCGAGCATCGGCTTGATCAAGCGGAGCTTGTCGTCGGGCTTCGAGCGTCTGTCGAGCATCGACCAGGCTACCCAGACCTTGCAGGGGCTCGGCAACACCGGCAAGCAGACCGCTCAGATCATGGACAACGCCCTTGCCTCGGTGAAGGGCACTGCGTTCGGGATGGGCGACGCGGCGACCGTCGCAGCGTCCACCGTGGCCGCTGGAATCAAGCCTGGCCAGCAGCTACAACACACTCTCAGCCTAGTCGCTGATGCCGCATCGGTAACCAACTCGTCGCTCGACGACATGGGCTCCATTTTCTCCAAGGTTGCCACCTCGGGTAAAATGCAGGGCGACGAGATTCAGCAGCTTTCTGACCGTGGCATCCCGATTGTGTCCTTGCTGAGCAAGTCGCTGCACAAGACTTCCGCCGAGGTCTATGCGATGAGCTCCAAGGGGCAGATCAATTTCGCCATGTTCCAGAAGGCCATGGAGCAGGGTGTTGGCGGGGCTGCCAAGTCGTCAGGTAACACCTTCACCGGCGCTATGGATAATGTGCGTGCCGCTATCGGTCGCCTCGGAGCGTCGATGGAGGAGGGGGCATTTAAGCAGGCCCCAGGCGCGTTGAAGGGTCTCACCTCCCAGATCGACAATCTGGGACCAGCCGCGGAGGCTGCTGGTGCCAAGGTGTCGGCCGGGTTCAGCAGCATGTTGAAGTTCGTCCAGCAAGTCACGGACGTGTGGGTGGGCTGGTGGACGGGTCGCGGCACTGATGTCGAGACCGCCTGGTCTGAGCCTCTCGGCGAGGCGGCGGCGTCCATCAAGCTTTTCCTTGACAAGGTCAAGTCTGCTGCGGATGGCGTCATCGCCACCTTCGGTCCTTTGGCGCTTTCTGCCGCGAAGGTGGCCGGCATGGCGGCCTTCGGTGCTGTTGTTGCCGTGGTGCGGGCCCTCACCCCGGTCATGTCGGCTCTTGGCAAGTCCCTGCAGGAACATCCCGAGCTGTGGCGCACCATGGCTGTCTCCGTGGGTTCCTTCGTCCTGGCGCTTAAGGGAATGTCGATCGCCAAGACGGCCTTCGGCGCTGTCAGCGGCGGGATTAAGGCCGTCGGAGCGGCCATGTCTGCCAACCCCATCGGTCTGGCCATCGCTGCTGTTGCCGCTCTCGTTGCCGGGTTTACCTACGCCTACAAGCATTCGGAGAAATTTCGGAATGGCGTGAATGGTGCCTTGAATGGCGTGAAGGATGTGGCGCTGGCTGTCGGCCGCTGGTTCTCTGGACCGTTTGTCAACTTCTTTACTGGCGCATGGGATGGGATCAAGTCCGGACTCTCTGCTTTTGGGAACTTCTTTACTGGCGCATGGGATGGGATCAAGTCCGATGCTTCGGCAACGACGAACTGGTTCAAGGGCCCGTTCGTTAACGCTTTCAAGTCGGCATGGTCCGGGGTGAAGTCTGGGGCGTCCGCGACTGGTGGGTTCTTCACGTCGATGTGGCGTGGAATCCAGTCACTTTTCACCGCTGGGGTCGAGAAGATCAAGGCGATCTGGTCCACTCTGAAGGCAGTGTTCGCGCCGGTCGTGTCAACCGCCATGAATGGCGTGCTTACTATTCTTCGGAACCTCTGGAGCGTGCTGGGCGGGGTCCTGAACGTTTTCATCGGGCTGTTCACCGGCAACTGGTCACGGATGTGGCAGGGGCTCAAGGGCATTGTCTCGGGGACTCTCGGTGCCATCCGGGCTATCTTCCAGACCTTCGGTGCCGTGATGGTGGCGCTGGGCCGGATTTTCCTCACGGCCCTCGGTGCGGTGTGGCGTGCGGCGTGGAATGGGATGAAGGCTTCCGGCATCGCCATCTGGAATGGGATCAAGGCGGCTTTGTCGGCAACATGGAATGGGATGAAGGCCGCGTTCGGGGCTGTCGTCCATTGGTTCCCGACCGCATGGCGTGCCGCATGGAACGCCGTCAAGGCCGCTGGCATTGCCATCTGGAAGGCGATCAAGGCAGGATTCAGAGCTGAGATCAACGGCTGGAAGAACATCTTCTCCGCTGCGATCAATTTCTTCAAGACTACGTGGCGTGCCGGCTGGAACTGGATTAAGGCGGTTGGTGCCGCCATCTGGAATGGCATCACGAGTGGCGTCCGTGGATTCTTCAATGGTGTTCGGTCTCTGTTCACCAGAGGAATCAACGCTATTAAATGGCTGTGGTCCGGCGGATGGAAGTCGCTCCTGAGCACTGCGATGAACCTTGCTGGCCGCATCCATGACGGCATCCATGACATCTTCGTCAACAAGATACCGGCCGCTTTCAGGTCTGCCGTCGCTGCGATTAAGAAGGCATGGGATGGCCTGAAAAATGTGGCGAAGGCCCCTGTCAAGTTCGTTGTCAACACGGTCCTGAACGGTGGTCTGATCGCCGGTTTCAACTGGGTTGCTGGGAAACTTGGAGCCACGAAGATCGACAAGATCAAATTGCCGCAGGGTTTCGCCGGCGGAGGGTTTGTTGATCTGCCGTGGTCAGCGCAGAACCGCGACCCGTACCTCGGAATGTCGCCGCAGGGTGTGTTCCGGTTCGAGGGTGAGGAGTTCATCACGAACCGGGCTGCCACGCGGCAGTCTCGTAGAGCTCTGGAGGCCATCAACTCGGGGCAGCTGAATGACAAGATCCTGGGATTCGCAAACGGTGGATTCACAGGTGGGCGTGGACATCTCACCGCTCTTGCCGCGTCTCGGGTGCGTGCTGCGGCGCAGTCCCTGGGCTGGATGTTCCGGCTCGCACAGCAGGGCTGGAATGCTGCGAATGGGCTCTCGGGCACCTCTCATGCCGGCGATGCGGTGGATGTGTCGGGTCCGGCTGGCGGGACACGGCTGTGGTCGATCCGGGACGCGCTGCGCAAGCAGAATTGGGCGGCGTGGGTCCGAGGACCTGCGGAGAATTTCTCGTGGCATGTTCATGCTGTCCCCGGTCCGGGGGCTGGCACCCCGAGGGGGTCGGCTGTCTGGCAGTGGTCGGACTACCTGGCTGGTGGTGGTGGCCTGCACGGGTCTGGCACGCCTGACCCGTACGCGAAGCCGTCATCTGGCGGGTCGTGGATGTCTCAAATCGGGTCTGCCGTGTCGGGGCTGTTCGGAAAGTTCGCGTCCCCGGTTGATTGGCTCAAGAACAAGTTCAAGTCGCTGGGGAATGTGGTCTCCAAGTTCGGTAAGAATTCGTTCACTCAGATGGTCGCGAAGGTTCCCGCGAAGCTGGCATCTGCCGCGATTTCGAAGGTGGCTTCCCTGTTCAGCTTGTCGTCGGGTCCGTCCGGGTCGCCTGGTAATCTGGAGTCGTGGCGTCCCATGGTGGCGCGCGCTTTGGCGGCCTCTGGTATTGGCGGCGGCAGGTCCGATGAGGACAAGTGGCTGCGTCAGATTAGAACCGAGTCCGACGGTAATCCTCGCCTTGTTCAGTCGAGCCGCGTGTATGATGTCAACATCGCCCGCGGTGACCCGGCGCGTGGCCTGGTGCAGGTGCCGGGGGTGACGTGGGCTGATTTTGGCCGCGACATGGGTTCGTTTATGCCGAACGTGTACGACCCGTACAAGAACCTCGTTGTGGGTATGCGTGCCGCCAACGCCCAGCATCGCGACTGGCGGCGTGTCATTGGGTTTGGTCACGGCTACGTTGACGGTGGCGTAGTGGAGCGCACCGAGCTTGCCGCTTTGAGTGAGGATGGACGCCCCGAACTGGTGATTGGCCCGCAGATGCGTCGCCTTAACGCTGGCAGCAGGGTTTACAAC